CATATTCAGCCCATTATGAATTCTTTGAACCGTTCATGGCAAAAGACGGCAAGAAATATGGCTGGAAATGCATGATGACAGTCAATGCAAAAAACAGAATGGGTGGTTATGTAGGTGCTCAAAGATATCATTTTATGATAAACGGCTCTGAAATGTGGATGACCGATGTAATGGCAACAGGTATGTACAACGGGTTATCAAGATGATACTCTATAAGACAGTACAGTCTGACATGTACGAAGACCTTAAAGATTCAATAGACATTCACATCGGAAGGGGATGGAGGCACAATGAAATAATACGGGTACTCGAAGTACGCTCATCCATGGGCGATGATATTATTAAGCAAAAAATGTGGTACACTGCTGATCTGACGTTCAATACCTCCGCTGACAAAAAATAATAAAAAATATATCCTAAGATACTGTTATGAAATTTGAAGACTGGTGGCGCAGTGCCGTAGTAGAGAATCCACTATGGCACCTGTCCGACGAAAATTTGAACTGGAAGGATGTTTATGCTATTGCCAGACTTGCGTATCTTGAAGGAGAGCATCATGAATTTGAGAAACGGATAAATGACGCTATTAAACGGAAAAACATTACGGTGCCCTAGCTGCGGGTCATTTGATATTACGAATAATATTCAAATTGATCTTGCTAGAATTCGATGTAAAACTTGCGGTCAAATTCAGAGCATATTTTCTAACAACCCGAGTTTATTCGATGACGTATTTAAACAATGGATCTTCCCTGATTTTACGACATCACCATTAACGGCACTAAATCCAGATCAGTTTTCATTGGCCGCATCAGTTGCATATCCTGGTACATGGATGTCCGTCGTAAGTCCCAGTGTGTCACCTAGTGTAAGCCCAAATTTTTCATGGGAAACAGTGCCACCACCACGAAAGGAGAAACCAAGAGGCATGAAACCAAGTCAGTATTTTGAGTTAGCGTGTATGTGTATGAGTAACAACTTTACCTTGATGGTCGTAGGTCCTCCTGGAGGCGGGAAGACCGAGATCACCATACAGGCTGCCGAACACCTCGGCAGAAGAATTATTATCACGCATCCGGTTATTGAAGACCCGACAAATTACAAGGGGTTTCCGTTCAAGCAGGTCGATAAAGACGGCAATGTTACTGCGGATTTTGTTCCGTTCGGCATGTTATTGGAGCTGATCAATGCTAATGTTCCAACGACACTGTTCATGGACGACATGGGCCAGGCTCCAAAGGCGACCCAGGCTGCAGCCATGCAGCTGCTCTGGGGCGGGAAACTCAACGGTGCGAAAATAAGCAAGCATGTCAGTTTTATCGTCGCTACAAACCGGAAAGAAGATAAGGCCGCTGTTACCGGAATGATAGAACCGCTAAAAAACAGGGCGACTATTGTGCATCTGGATACAGATGTCGATGACTGGTGCAAATGGGCCATCGAGAGCGGTCAGCCAGCGGAAAATATTGCATTCAACCGGTTCAGAAAGAATTTCCTCACAAACGGTTATAAGCCGACCACCGATTTTACCAATTCCGCGACTCCGAGGACTATTGCTAAGTGCGGGGATATGCTGAAGGCAGGCGTCCCGAAGTCTATTGAATTTGAAGTTTATGAAGGCACTGCCGGGAAGGCGTTTGCCATCGACTTTATAGGATTTCTGGAACACTTCAGGCGTATTCCGAATATCGACAACATTATCAAGAATCCGGACACTGCTGAAGTCCCTACCAACGATTCCATCCTTTATGCGACCTGTGAATGTATTGCAGCCCAGGCGACTAAAAAGAACTTTGATAATATACTTAAGTACGGCGAAAGGCTGAATGAGGAGTTCCTGATGATGCTTGTCAGAGATGCTGTATCTCATAATGAAGACGTGTGCAATACCAAGGGATTTATAGATTTCCAGAATAAGTACCAGGATGTGCTGGTATTTACCAAAATAAAAGGAAATTAGGGTGTGGGTAGATCAGTGCGTAAACGCTTTCAAAATGCAGATGGAAGTCTTGCTGTGGAAAAAATGGCCGTACAGTAAAGCCATAGAAAAACTTTCGATGGAAAGTGATATCCCAGAGGCTGTGCTCCGTTCCTGGCTTGACGGCTCTTATAAAAACAACAGGAAAACAAGAAAGCGTTTAGATGAAAGAGTCATGTGCAGGCTATGCAATAAAAGTTATGCTGAAATTGCATTAAATAAAAGAACATACTCGTCCCAGTTATGTACTTCCTGCAGGAAAACAGCGGCAACTGAAAAAATGAATGACAAAGACGTCACGTTTGAGACAGGAAGAATAACAACATGTCCGAGATGCAGTTTTACATTTTTAACAAAGGAGATGGAAAATGACTGTGAAACTTAAGGAATTACTAAAGTTTAAAAAGTCAGGTGATGAGTGGTACAGCCTTCATGCACCGGAAGAGTTGCGTATATGGCAGAAGTCCAAGCCGTGGAAGAAGGGATCGTTTTCAAAAAGGGGAGTAAGGCTGGTAAGTGTGTCATTCAGGTCTTACAAGGAAATTTCGGATGTATGTCAGAGATTTACACTTAAATCTCCGATGTCTCTTGAAAGTGGAGGAGACTTGTATGGAGATTATAGAACCAGGCAGACTAAGTCAGCCAGTTTAAAGGGAAGATTTGATGACTGCACGGATTTCAACAGGCATATGAAGGAACTCTGCGTCAAAACAGAGCTGGATGTGTGGGAAATTCATAAGATAAATGTTTATAACCCCGTCCAGGCTGTCGAGATTGAGTTCACTATTCACAATCCTGACGGTAATGGTGCCGGTCTTTATCTGTACCGTGTTATCAAGGAAAAAACTTCCAGAATGTATCCGACGATCATGTTGTCAGACCAGTTGAAATATGTGGATATGTTTTACGAGAACCTGGCTCATTGTACGGCTGACGAAGTTACGTCAATGGTGCATGCTTGCGGGCTTACAAAAAAGAAACCGAAAAAACAGATAAAAACAAAAAAGAAAGGTAAGAAATAATGAAATCAGGAATAGAAAGATTTATTAACCGTCTAGTTAAAATTCCTTTGGATGAAGTTACAAAAGTATATATTCAAGACTTTATGCATGATGAGGGCTTTACAAACAAGCAAATTGACAACTTTGTGTTAAGGTCAAAGGCAAAAGGCTATTTAAAGTCAGTTGGAGATTACAAAGGCAAGCGTATGGTATATCGTATTGCCAAAAGGGATGAATATACGACAAGAGCAGCAGTCCAAAAGCCACTTAAGATACAGATAGAGCAGCTCTCATCAGTTGAAGTCCATTCTGTGAAGTCGCATATGAACAGCTCTTATATAGACATTGTGATTACTTTAAAACTTAAAGACATTCTGGAGGCCATGGCCAAAAAATTATGATCAGGTTTTATGAACGAAGCGCCGGATTTCACCAGGTGGAATTCGGCGATATGGTCATATACTATTCATACAAGATGGTATTCGCATATAAGACAAAATATCACGGTCTGCGGATCAGACAGGATGCTTTTGAAGGACACTGGGGGGAAAAAACGCTTAATTGCATTAAAATTTTACTTATATCTGAATCTAAATATATTCTTAATTCAAGCGAGGTGTTTGAATATGGAATGGATGAACAGTTCAAACGGACAATTTTAGAAATGGCAAAGAAGATTGCTAAAAGGGGATTGGGGTTATGTTAGCAGAAAGGGGTATGCTGGTAAGTCTGAGGATAACGCAGCTCGGGCTTTCTACAAAAAGCCAGGAAGTCACAACCGCAGCCCACCAGGCGTACAATATTACAGACAACCGTGCGGGTTATTACCGGAAATTTAAAATCGACCGTGTTGATGTAAAGGATATATCACGAATAGCCAACCAGGCAAGGTCGTATCACCGGCAAATGACCGTCCCGTGGGGACATGACATGTACCGGTTGCTTCCGTCAACTTTAATTCCGAAATACAATCAGCGAATCAAAAGCCTCAAGATGGAATTTGAGTCAAACGTAAGCGATTTAAAAGTTAAATGGACATCCGTCATAGAGGCCGCAAAGTCAAGATTAGGCCCTGCGTTCAAGGCAAATGAATATCCTGACGTATCTGAAGTCGAAAAATTCTATACGTTCGAGATGCATAGAAAGCCGATTCCACAGGACGACCATTTCATTTTAAAAGTTGAACAGGCGACGCTGGACGAAATTAAGCAGGATCTAATCGAAGAACAGGACAAAAATCTCAAACAGATATCCCAGAATCTCTGGGACAGGATGTATGAACTGGTTGAGCGAATGGCAGAACGATTGAGCGACAAGGACCCGAAGATTTTTAAAACCCTGGTCTCTAATCTTGAAGACCTGGTCGATATCCTGCCAGATCTCAATGTCGCTAATGATCCGAAATTGACTGAGCTGTGTACTGATGTAAAACAGAAGTTAATCATCTTTACTCCGGGTCAGCTTAAAAAGGACAAAAAGGTAAGGGACAAAACTGCTCAAGAGGCAAGGGACATACAAAACAAGATGGAAGTTTTAATGGGGAAGAAATGAAGTTTAATGATAAAGAATTAGAGGCCATCAAAATTGTGCTCACAGACCATCTGGATTCTTATGCAGATCCAAGTCTTCATTCTGTGCTTGCAAAAGATATCGCATATTTGAGCCCTAAACATTTTGATGGAGTAGAACCTGAAGATATATATCCGTTTCAGACGGCGTTAAGAAAAGTCATAGAAGAAATTATAATGAGGCAGGTCAATGGTTCCGGAAAAGAAGCTTAGACGCGCACGGACAATGCTGATTCTCGGTGAAGGTGATGAACCATTTTTTGGTTCGGTTGCCTTAAGTCTTGATTTAATTGAGTCTCCAGGTTGCGCTACTGCGGCAACCGACGGAAAGTGCATGATCTACAATCCTGACTGGATCAAGGACCTGACTATTGAAGAAGTCATGGCGCTGTTCGAACATGAGGTTTATCATGTTGCGCTGAAACACGGCCAGTTAATGCTTGATTTAATGGAAGAACCTGATTTCGACATGGGGCTTGCCCAGCGTGCCTGTGATATCCCGATTGATAACCGCCTGATTACAAAAGGCAGAAAATTGCCGGTAACTCCAGATGGATTCGTTCATAAGTTTGAAAAAGAATTTGAAGGAATGAGCGCCATAAGGATATACCGGAAACTCCAGGAACAGAAAAAAAAGCAGCCACCTCCACCGGATGAAGATGGCGAAGGAGCTGGGGGTGAGGGTGATGGAACAAGTTCTGGTAACATTAAAAGCAAGAAAAAGAAAATAAAATCCAAAAAACAGTCAAAGGATGGAGATACATCTCCTGATGTGCAGGAAGAGTTCGAAAAGGAGACCGGCGGGTTCGGGGGGATCATGCCCCTCAAGAGTGAAGAAAATCCAGGCGAGATGGCGACTCCGGAAGAGGTTAAACAGTTTGAAAAGGACTTTGACCAGAAAATAGCAAATGCTGGCAGGATTTTACAGAAAGAGCTCGAGTCGACAATCGGTGACATGCCTGAATTTATCCAGGAAATCATCGAAGCCCATACGGAACCTCAGCGGACATACAAAGATCTAATTACGGATGTCCTCGAAGAAATTACGCGTGATGATTATTGCATGGGGCGGCCAAATAGAAAATATATGGATGACGTTTATCTGCCGTCTTTATATGTGAAAGAGTTGAACACCATCGCCGTTATCGTTGACACCAGCGGGTCAATTACCCAAGGGGAACTTGAGACATATGCGTCTGAGCTGTCAGGAATACTTGAAGAATTTGAGGGATTTGAAATTGCGGTCATATTTCATAATACGTACGCCTATTTGACTGAGTTTTATTCATCGGAAGACTTGCCAATTAAATTTGACAAAACTCAGTCAGGCGGAACCGATTATAAAGATGCATATATAAAAGCCGCTGAACTTGAAGATGAACCTGTTGTCATATTTCATTTTACCGATCTTGATGTCACGAATTGGGCATATCCACCAAACCGTCCAAATGCTCAGGTCTTCTGGATGAACACAACACCGAGAATGCCGGGAGGCAGGCTCAGGTACTCAACTCCGCCATGGGGCGAAGTTATTGATTTGGAGGTCAAATGATAACAGTACATGGGAACATAGAAATTGAAGGCATTAAAAGGCTTTATGTTGATCTTGATTTAAAAGTCAGGTGTCCACAATGCCAAACAGAAACAGAATTCGATGGTGATAATTATCTTTCTTATGTACGAGTAAAAGGATGGGAAAAATTGTCATTTTACTGTGATTCATGTGACGATTATTTCCTAGTTCCTGCTTTTGTTAAATCTTGCAAACTTGAACTTGAGTGTGACATAGAAAAGGCGAAAATGGACAAATGAATTTATGGTACAAGTTTAACTGTCTTATCGGCAATCACAAATGGACGTCAAAAGATGAGCAGGGCATAAAAATAGACTATGACAAAATAATGAGTCATAAAACTGCGGAAGAAAGAGCAAGAGCATTCAGGGATTACGCGGCTATATTTTGTGTGCACTGCGGAAAGGTAATTAAATAATGCCAAAACAGGTTCAATACTGGGAATGCAGTTTTTGTGGAACACTTTACAAAAAAGAAAACGAAGCACAAACTTGTGAAGACATGCATGCACGATTTGATAATCTTGAAATTGAGAATGCCACAAGTTTTTGGAAGGACAGTAGGTTCCCTGAAAAAATAGTTGTCGGGATAAAAAATTATTCAGGCGTAGCCGCTGAATATAAACTTATAACCCATGGCTCTGTTGAGGATATATACGAACGGCATCCATGGAATTCAGAAGGAGATTGAAAAATGGCAACAGAAGTCGTAGCAGAAATTGGAATGAAGTTCGACAAAAAAGACGTTGTTATCGTAGCTCTTGCAAAGATTGAGGCTGAGCTAAGAAAACGGATCAGGGAAAGCAAGGCTGATGTAATCGATATCGACACTAAAATCGCTGAACTTGAAAACGAGTTCAAGGAGAATGGCAAGTCAAACATCCCTAAACTTATTCTTGACAAGCAGAAAGCGTTTGACAAGGCCATATCCGATGCAAAAGTCAGCGGCAATCTTAAGACCGGCATAAACCATTCAGTCGGGGTCAACAATACATCACAGAACGTCTATACGTTATATATAGACGAAGTTGACGGAAGGAATGGTGTCACGATATTTGAGTCCAACATTAAACTTTACCCGCGTCAGACGGCCATTTTAAAGGAGCATTCTTCGCTATATGACAAACGTGCACAGCGGGTTGAAGACGGTATTGGTGCGAAGAAACAGCTCCAAGATCTCCCGGCTGCCGAACGTCAGATGACGGCCGTTGTGATCGAGCACGAAATGAACCAGACTAAAAAGGGTAAAGCTATCATCGACGCTCTGACCAAGAATTACCTCAATTCCATGAAACTGCTTGAGATGTAAAATGAGAGCATACATCAAAGGGAATAGCAATCAATGGAGGCTTACAAATGATCCTGAAGTCATTCTAAATACTGACCTAGACTGTGTGATTGCTGAAAGCGCTGACGAGGCGCTTGAAATCATTAACCAAAATTTCAATCCATACGGTCCTGATTTTATCGTGGCATACAAGCAGGAATATCGTGGTCATGATGAAGCCAATATTTATTCTCTAAAGGAGCCGGCTGTCAGAGAAAATATGACTTTTTTTGAAGCCCTGGCGCTTATGAAAAACACAGGAGAAACGATACGTGTGCGTCATTGGGATCAAAAAAACAAATGGAGGGATGAGGTTGGTTATAAAGATTTTTGTGAGTTCGGGGTTTATTATAATAATTACACATTTGAATATAATCTGAAAAAAGCTGAGAAGCAAAAGAAGCAAATACGTAATATTTATGCCCCTGTTTCGCCACGGAAACACTTTATCAGGGCATACGAGCTTGTGAATCTTAAAAATGGTCTTAATAATGAGTTCAGGTCTGCAGTTTACAGCAATTACGGATTTAATGATCAGAGCATTGGTATATTAGTAAGGGTCATTAAAGGCGATGATCGAAAGGATTTTATTTCACAGTATATTATGATGAGTCTTAATCCTTTTAATGCGTGGTTCGGTCAGTATTCTTACAGAAAAACAGCGGCTTTCCAGGAATTTAAACAGACGTGGAAAGAAAGAAAACCAAAGACCGCAAAGTCCATAGGAATTTCTCAAGAGTTATTCGATTTCATGGAAAAAGAGGTCAAAATTCGCAGACCAAAAAATATGAAATTTAAAGGAAAGAAGGTGATCCGCAATGACAAGAGTTGCGATGTGTGATGTCTGTACGGAAGTTATAGAAAGAGATACGGATTATAATCGTGCTGTTAACGGCCAGGGGAGATTGCAGTGTGACATAAAAGGCCGTACATATGACGTGACTTTTCAGTTTGTCAGTTCGAGTGGCGACAGAATAGACATAGACCTGTGCCCGAAATGCCTCGCAGCGGGGGGCGTCGGGTTGGGGGGAAAGGAGAAAAACGATGGCGAAGATGGGACCAACGATGATCGATATGTACTGCAAGATGATTGAAGAACAATTTGCTCCGTTGCTGGCAGAATTAAGGGTTAGGGACCAGGATTTAAAGAAGCAGGTTGAGATTGCAGTAAAGAAGGATCTTGGCATTTATGGGCTTTTTGAAAAGAAAGCTCAGCTTGAACTTGAATTATCCGAAGTCAAACGGCAGTTAAAATATTGGGAAGACAGGGAACACGGGCCTCTTGGGTATAAGACTCCTGTGGAAGAAAAAGTCGATGTTATAATGAACAGGTCTAAAAACGGCATAAATCAGGAAGTCAATAAAGCTATGAATGATCTGGTTTATAAGGTCAAGTTGTCTGGACTTGATGACGATATTAAAAGTGTATTCGACGATCTGCCAAAGGTCGTTGAACAAATGGCAAAAAAGATTGAAAAGCTCCCGGCACCGAATGCTAAGAAACTTCTAAAGTAATTTCCCAGCGTTTTAGCCAGCGGTGAACGGAATAGCGGGTAGTATCGAATATGTCCGCTATTTCGTTTACTGAATATCCTTCACGGAGCATTCCAACAACTGCCTCTGAAATATATTCGTAACCGTAATTTCGAGCCGATTTATATAAATCGGCTCGAAAATTCCACATTATTTTTCTGTCAAGCGCTTTGTAGTTCATCGTCTTCCTCTTGTGCTTGTTTGATCAGCAGGCCTGATCTTATCTCCTCCGCCTGTCTGATTCCTGAATGTGTCTTTAAAGAGTTCAATCCTTACCGGTGTATTTGCAACTGTTTCTTTTTCAATGGCAATGCGCTCCTCCTCCGTAAGGTCGGGCAGAATATGGTCAGTAACTTTCATCTGGAGCTTGGTCCTGAATGTCTTACTGGCCATATTCCTCATTGCTGTAAAAGCATTGTCAAGTTCAACTGCAAGGTCGTCTATGGAAAATTCTTTTGGCCTTGTGATACTGATCCTGTTGAACTTATCCGCCATTCTCTGCCATTTCATCCAAAGCCTGATAATCTGAAGCTGGGCTTCAGTCATGTTTTTAGACTTTTTTTCAAGTACAGAATACAATTGCTGGAAGCTGTACCTTAAGGCAAGTCCACTGGCGGGTTCGCCGGACGTACGCTGTCCGTGCACCCCTGACAGATGTGCGATTCTGTATGACTCTTCTGCTTTTCTGTCTATCCAGTTCAGGACGGCCATAACTGGTTCATAGATTTCTGTCGGCATCCAGTCAGGCTTCCCTGCCTCCCCGAGTGATGCGTCATACGGCTGAACAGCCCTTACGCCTATCCGGACCTTATCATCATCGTCTTTCTCTTCTATTCCAAATGACTTATCGATCGGTTGTCGAAGCATGGGGAACCCCGCCAGTTTTATGATTTCTTCTCCATGGGACAGATTGCGCACGATGCTTTCCACGATTCTGCTGATGTCAACGATGTCGCTTACCCCGAGGTACCAGTATTCGATCCGTTTCAGGTTCGGCATCCAGATGAACGGTATTTCTTCAATCGGGATTTCCCCTGCTCCGAGCATTTTAGGTTGTTTTGTTTTCTTAATAATTTCCCATTTTTCCCACCTGTTAGGCCACAGCAACAAGTATGTGTCGTCTTCTTCAAGCAGTTTTAAATAGGTAAGGACTGATCTGTGTGTCCTTTCATCTCTTTCTATAGTCCAGTCCAGTATGTTCGGCAATGAATAGCGTGTGACATACGGGTACACATCATTTGCAAATCCATCCGGTTTGTTGACGAGGATTCCGAGAGACCCGTGGACAGAACTAATCTTTTGGGATTCTTTCATAAAGTCATGAAAATCTGTATTGTTAAGATCAGCGTCTTTTAAAAATAGATTAAACTGGGGATTATCTTCAAGAGGGCCGAGACTCATTATAGCTGGTTTTTCGGTAAGGTAGAAATTATAGAGGTCTACGATAGACTGGGCATAGTTAAAGATATAGCCGTTTTTTACCCGTTCTTGAAAGTTTGTCTCGCTTTCAAGGTTACTGTACCTGTAAAGTGCGTACTTTATAAATGGTGCTCCTCCGTCATACGTCATTCCGTACCGGTTCCATTCTTCTATGTTTGATTCGTAAAGCGGATGTTTGAATTCGAGATCTTCTTTTTTCATGACGTGTCTCCTATTTCCAGAACTGAATTATTTTTCTTTTCGGTTTCGGCCTTGAAGCCCATTTCAAAAATTGAGAAGTCGAGTCGACGATATCCTTAAACCGTCCGAGTGGAAACTGGCTGATCTGGCGTTCGAATTCAGAAAGCCATGACGCGCTATTCGGTATGTGTACCCTCCCGCCTTCGATAACATTTGAAACTGACTCCATCCTTATAACTTTTCCTTTATCAGGAATCATTTTTATTATGGGGATATTTGTTTCTTCCTGAAGTACCTGGATAAGGCTCTGCCCGGAGGCCTTATCTTCAATAAGGACGACGGTGTTCAGGAAATTTGAATAATAATTATATAGTGAGATGGACTTACGCTTTAATTTAGGGAAGTTCATTCTCTGGGTAAACACGTCAATCAGATAAAATCCTATGTCCGAGGCTCCCCAGACGGTGGCGCATGAAGGTGTTGTGTTGATCTCGGATTCTTTGAACGCCGTGTCCCAACTTATAGCCAGGTACTTTATATTAAATGGAGGAGTCTCTGGATTCATTTCAAATCTAAGCATTTCATGCTCGTCATATCTTTTAAACCACGATATTTTTACAACCCCGCCTTCTTCGTCTATCGGGTCCTGCTGGTAAAGTGAGTTCCATTCTCTTGATCCAACAACATCACGAATGACTTGAAGTCTTTCTATTGGATACTTAGCCGGCCATAGGGCTTCTCCTCGTTTTCTGCCTATTACTGGCTCATCTTCTTCGGCGATTGCAGGGAATTTTAAAACTTCCCAGTTGTCGACGTCTTCTTCAAGAAGGTATCCAGTTAAGTCGTCGTAGTGCCAACGGGTTGATATGACGACAATCCTCCCACCGGGCAAAAGCCTGGTATAAGCCACGCTTCGATACCAGTCAATCAGTTTGCGTCTTGACACTTCGCTATCAGCTTCTTCACGTCCCTTTATTGGGTCGTCGATTAAAAACAAATCGGCACCACGGCCCGCGATTGCTCCACCGACTCCAACACTGAAATAGTTTCCGCCTTGTTCAGAAGATAATCTGTTGGCGCTCTTGCTGTCTGAAGACAGTGTAAAGTCAGGAAATATTTCCTGATAAGCGTCCATGAGCATCTGATTTCTGACTTTTCGGCCAACGTCTGTGGCTCTTTCATAGGAATATGTCGTGGCGATGACCTGGTGTTCAGGATTTCTGCCGAGATACCATGCAGGAAAATATTCAGATACCATCATTGTATTATGTGTCGGGATAATGGTTTTTCCGACAAGATACATTCCATCTGGGCTTTCAACGCTGATTGAATGACCTGGTTCTGGGTCGCATTGACGTACTGATTTTAATCCAATTCGCCTTTTTTTTGTGAATCTTTGAATTTCTTTTCTTGGGACTCTTGTTGGAATATCAGTTGTTGGGTTAAATCCGAGATAGCTTACTTCTTTTGATCCTATTATTCCGGATGTCGAAATGCATGGTTTTTGTTTGTAGTGGCACACATGCCATCCAAATGACCGCACAATTTCTTTGATATCACAGGCTAATACTGGGTCTGATGTTGTAATTCTTACACGGCTTGTTTTAGGTTCAACAGATCCATCGCTGTCTATTAAGCCTGCAAGAAGTTCAAGTCTTTGTTCAACAGATGAGAATTTATAGATATCTGGAATATGTTTGTTGTTTATAAGATTAAGATATCTTAACTCTTCTGTCATTCCATTAATATAATTCTGTGAAATAACACCAGTTGTGTTATGGATATGTCTTGCGCCATTTTGATATCCACAAGCGGATACAGCTCGTAAAGCGATCTCATCTTCATATGATGCACAAATTCTTGAACAAGCTGAGCTTCCATCTCCAAGCCACATCCCTAGTGCATATGGATGCATTGGAAGGTTTTTTTCACTGAATTTTAATGGAACTGTTAATGGAAGCTGATATATACATCTGTTATTACTTAAAAGTTTACGTCCTTGAGTGAAATGTTTTGATTCATTAGTTTCCCACCTATTTCTACTTCTATTAAATACCATCCATTCATGATTTTCATGACATCTTATTTTTTCTCCATTTGTGAATTCAAATTCAAGTGTTGCTAAAGCTTTTGGTGAAATCCAATTAATCATTGTTGGTTTTCCATCAAGTCCAAATACATAGTCACCAATTTTTAAATCTCCGTGTTTTTTCCACCCTTTTGGAGTAGGTAAGACAGTAGAATCACTAAGCAATTTACCGTGCCTCGGAGGCATGGCGATAATCAGACGGTCAATAAGTCCTTTTTCGACGTCCATCAGTTTTATTGCCATTTCCTCGTGGTATTTCGCAAACAGGTAATTTGGGTATAAGTGCTTGATATAAGAGGTTAAGAAAGTAAATGCTACCTGGGTGGGATTATTTATATCAACCTGAGGGCTCGACATCTATTGTGTCCTCTTTGCCGCTTACCAGCAGCGCTGCCTTTATTGCAGCGTCCTTTTCTTCTTTTGTAAACTTAGCGGTGTCGATGTGGGCTATAATTTTTCTGTCCGGCGAGTAAATACCTAATATTTTGCACTCTTTTTCAACAAGCTTGGTCCACTCTTCGATCCATCTTGTGCCGGCGGTTGCACCACGGCATTGTGCCAATTTCTCGGAACACAATTTTTTCTTAGCAGTTATTTCTTCAAGGATTCTATTTCTGTGGACAAAGGCTGAAACAAGGGTCTCATTATGCAGGGCCCTGTTAATTTCAGCAATATCCCCCCTGATTGTGCCTACTGAAAAGTTTAATTTTTCTGCGATTTCATCAGGCCTCATGTACGGATTTTTCGAAAGCATTTTAGCTACTTGTGTTTGTCTTTGATGCTTTCTTAATGATACATTTGCATTATTTACAGGTAATAGTTTCATCTAATTAATATTTTTTTGTTGACTTTGCACATAATTATAGAATATTATATCCTGCGGAGTCAAGTAATTTTATAAACGGGGGTTCCTAACGGTCAATTTTGACCGTTAGGAATATACGAACAGGCGAGATGCCAAAACGAAAGGGCGTGATGCTATGAAATTGGTAACGGATGAAAATGGAAATGTGGTTCTAAAAGATGGGTTGCCCGTTTATAAGTACGCAGATGGATCTCAGAGTCCATTTGATGCTGCGGCAACGCTTCAGGGATTGGAAAAGAACATTGCTGATTTGAAAGAGGAACGTACGCGGCATTATACAAAAGCCGAACAGCTCAAAAAAGACTTAGAAGTGTATAAGGGCCTTGATCCTGAACTTGCATTTGAAGCTCTTGAGACTGTTTCTAACTTAAAGTCAAAGGAAATTCTGGATGCGAACGGGATTAAAGTCCTAAAAGCAGACATGACCAAAAGTTTCGACAAGGAGAAACAGGAAATCAGACAGGGTCATGAAAAAGAAATCGCTAAAATAGCCTCAAAAATTGGTGAAAAAGACGCCATTATAAAAAACCTCTTGATAACGACAAAGTTTTCAAACAGTCCACATTTCAGCGGGAAAGACCAGAAAACCATTTACTGCCCTGAAGACGCAGTAAAAATCTTTGGGGACCGGTTTCAGGTCGATGAGAAAACTCTTGAGATTCGGGGACTTGATAGAAGTGGAGAAATTATGATGTCCCAGAAAAATCACGGAGATCCTGCTGATTTTGAAGAAGCCGTTTCCAGGGTGATCGACGAACATCCACGGAAAGCGCAAATTCTTAACACACATCAGGGCGGGCTACCAGCTCGAGGAAATCTTGGTTCTGGAAAAGATAAAGAATTTGCCAACACTGCTGACAAAATTGCGGCAGGGCTTAAAAATAGATATCCTGGAGATTTCGGTACATAAAGTCTTTGCCGCGCAAAATCTGGAGGTAACAGATGGCTACACAAACTCTAGCTCAGGCTGGACTGCTCATCAATGATGAGATTGTTTCCGGCGTGGTAGAAGACTTTATTTCAGTTAATCCTTTGTTCGACGTCCTGCCCTTCACTGGATATGAAGGACAGGGCCTTATCGTTAACCGGGAACTTACTCTCGGTCCGACCGAAGTTGCTTCAGTAGGGGCAACCATCACTTCAACGGCTAAAACAGCCTCCACCTTCACAACCAAAACATTTAAGGCTACCAAACTGATCGGTGACGCTGAAATGGATGGACTCGTTCAGGCACAGTCTATCAGTGCCGGTGTCGACCAGACAGCCCTGGAAATTTCTTTGAAGGCCAAGTCTCTTGGCCGGTTATTCCAGACTGGCATGGCTCAGGGCACAGGGGCGTCTCCCCAGATGAACAGTTTCCACAGTCTATGCGATGCAACACAGTACACCACAGCCGCGACGACACAGACGCTTTCTTTTGTGTTGCTTGACGAACTGTGTGATCTTGTCCTGTCTAAAGACGGTCAGGTCGACTGGATCATGATGCCGCGACGGACTTTGAGGTCTTATAAGGTTCTTTTGCGGTCTCTCGGCGGCACGCCGGCTGACTGGGTTGTGACATTGCCAGGTGGGAGACAGACCATCAGCTACGAAGGTATTCCGATTTTTATAAACGACTATCTGTCAGTCGAAGAAACGGCGAATGGTGCTGCATTGACAGGTGGAGCGCTTACTTCTGTATGGGCTGGATGCTTTGATGATGGTTCAAACAAAGTTGGGATTGCAGGCGTACATCCGATGTCCGTACCTGCAGGAATTATGATTGAACGTGTTGGAGCTCAGGAAGCAAAAGATGTCATAATTTGGCGTATCAAACAGTATGCCAACTTTGCACTCTTTAGCAGAAAAGGTCTTGCGCGGCTTACTTCAATCAGTGACTAAGGTCTTCCGGGACGCGGTTTCCTATGCCTAGAGGAGGTCCTTTTAAGGGCCTCCTCCATACGGGGGAAACATGAGTGAAAGTAAAACTTGGGTTGAAGCTATTATAGACCCCAGCATTTATCCTAATTTGCCTGGTTCTGTAATAACATTATGGGGATTTAAGTTTAAGATCTATCCTGGAAAACATCTTTGCCTTGAAATGCCGAATGACTTTGTGAAGACAGAAGTCAGGGCAGGCCATGTCAGGGTTATGCAGCAACCACCTCCTGGTGTTGTTCCAAAAAAAAAGCCTGTTGAGGTGAAACCCGTACATAAAGAAGTCGAAATCGATATTCAGGATGAATCAGACGGATTTACCATGGACGTCGGTAATTACTATGGTGCCGGAGATCTTGATAAGTTAATTGAAAAACTCCAAGATCTTGGTAATGTTGCCAAGATTAAGGCTTTTGCACGCAAGAGGTTTGATGTCTCGTTTCCAAACACTGCGAAACGGGATGAGATCCTCGATCATATAAGGGTCCTTGTAGATTACGAAATTTCAAAGGACGACTGATGCGCTTATCCATAGCGATGATCGTAAAAAATGAGCAGAAAAATCTCAGAAGGTGTCTTGAATCCGTAAGAGGTTTAAATGCTGAGCTGATCGTCGTTGATACCGGGTCTGTCGATCAGACAGTGAAAATTGCAAAAGAGTTCGGTGCAAAAGTTTATTACCATCCATGGGAAGGTAACTTCGCAAAGCACAGAAATCAGTCCTTTTCATATGCGACAGGCGACTGGGTATATCAGCTTGATGCAGATGAAGAATTTGTTTACCTGAAAGGTTCGACGCCTTCAATGTTTCTCAAGTTTCTTGAGATGACAATTAAGGAAATAAATGCTGTTGCACTTGTCTGCACCGACATTGTCGGTGGCAAAGAGACGGCAACCACACAGCATGTCCGGTTTTTCAGAAACGGAAAAGTTAAATACAGAAGGGCAATTCACAATGAACCGGTGTATAAAGGAGATACTGGTCTGTGCACATTTGTGAAATTCAACCACTACGGATATGACCTTGATCCATACGAAAAGGAAATTAAAGCCAAACGTACGATCAGTCTATTAGAAAAGGCAGTCCGAAAAGATCCTCACGATTACGATTCAATTTTTTACCTGTCTCAGGCTTATGCAAGTTTTGCAGACAACCATGAAAAAAGTCTTGATTGGGCAGTAAAGTACGCTAAAAAAAGAAAAAAAATTAAAGACGGAAGATTTCACAGGTCTGTGTACTGGTCTATTATTGCTCAATACTTGAATAAACATGACGCAGAAAACGCATGGAAATGGCTGGAAATCGCGCTGAAGGAACTTCCCAACGATCTTGATATCAATATGGCGCTGTTAAGATATGGCATGTTGACAAAAAATCAGAATCTTGTCGGTGCCGGAGCAAGGGGATTTGTCAATGCTTACCATGATTTTGATAAAAATATGGCGGAGCGTGCGTCTCAGTTTGTCTTTAACAAAAACAGCAAGGCTTACGCACTCGCCCTGTTTCACCTTGCCACGACATATCTTGAACACAGTAAAAATACGTTAAGTCTGCTTTATAAGGCCATGGACGATATTCCAAGCAGTTTCAGGGAAGAGCTTCGGGAGGGCTTAAAATTATGGTTTGATGAAAATGACTCCATTTTTAAGCATCATAACGCGATGCTACAAGCGACCGAAACAGCTCGAGCGCTGTATAGCTTCCGTCCAAAATCAAACAGAGAAGGACTACGAACAGCTTTTCATCAACGATGATGAGGGCAGGGGTTTACACTGGGCAAACACTCAAATCCATGAGCACCGCAAAAGAGTAAACGGAAAGTTCGTATATGTTCTCGATGATGATGATTTTTTAGTCTATAATGATTTTATTAAAGACCTAAAGGAAATCGTCAATTCAAATAATCCCGATGTTGTCATCTGTAAGGGGCACATCGGCGAGCCTCTATACCCATTTGATGAAGTATGGAAAAACGTGTTGCCGGTTCGAACCACAATCGGAGCGCCAAACTTTGTCGTCAGTAACAACTTATTCCAGAAATTTTCAGAGAAATGGTCGGAAGTAAGGGCCGGTGATTTCTATTTTTTAAATGCCGTACTTTTAAAAATCATGCCTTCCAAGGTGTACTGGTGGGACAGGATTGTATTTAAAGCGGCAATAGGCGGATGTCTTACGGAAGTCGAGAAAGGAATATGTTAATTCACACGTATTTTACGAACGGGTTTTTTGAAAATGCCAGAGTGTTTTTAAAGAGTCTCCACTATGTCCATAGGGACAATCTTCCTGAAGTATGGATGGACACAAGGGGGCTGACCAGGGACGAGGTTAATGATCTGATTTCATGCTATCCTGACGGTAAAATAACTGTCAATTCCATGCCCCTTCCAATGCAGGACTGGGCAAAAAGGGCAGGGTTACCGGTTGAGGTCATGGAGACGTACAAAAACGAATGCGAGAAGATGTACATCCAGGGGCCGAACAGGGTCTGGAAGTTAATGACATCCGGAGATGACAGGTGGAGAAGCGTGTACAAAATACTCTGGTCAAAAAAATATGAGTATATTGCTCATTTTGATATCGACACGCTCTTCAGAAAACCTCTTATAAACGTCGTCCACGATCTTTTGGACAAGAAGGATATCTGGTTTAAGCTAAGGTTGTGGCATAAGGTTGTTAAAGCGCGGATCACGACGGACTGCGTTCTTGTAAGGCCTGCTGATAGCCTGAAAAGATTTTTTGACAGGTGGAGATATCACATCGACAGGGTACCTCCGATTGAAAGGCCTGTTGGATGGGGACAGGGAAGCTGCTGGCATGCGTTTGAAGAATGCAAGAAAGAGATGAGATACGACTGCCTTCCCCTTGAATTTGGTCTTCCAAGCGGGAATAAGCCGAGTAATTATGTATGGAACGGGAATGTGCATCTTTTGAGGAAAGACGACTGCGCTGTCATGTTTGGGAAAGAACTTGATAAATGGAAAAAAAGTGGCTCATAACAGGTGGATGCGGGTTTATAGGGACTAACCTGGTCAGTAGGCTGGTGGCATCCGGGAAAAGCGTCAGGATACTCGACAACATGTCGTTTGGCATTCCATGCAGGTTTCCTGAAGTGGAATTTGTTGAGGGAGATATAACTGATCCTGATGTATGTCTTAAATGTTGTAAAGATATCGGTATCGTTGTTCATCTTGCTGCAAACACGGGAGTTGAGCCGTCTGTGATGAATCCAAGAAAAGACATGGAGGAAAACATAGTCGGGACGTTTAACATGCTTGAGGCCGCAAAGGTTAATCATATTAAAAAATTCGTATTTGCGTCGTCCGGTGCTGCTGTCGGTGAGTGTGACCCTCCGATACGTGAAGACACAGCACCGAATCCGGTGTCTCCGTACGGTGCCAGCAAGCTCGCTGGGGAGGCGTACTGCCGGGCATATCAGTTGACATTCGGGGTGGATACGGTCGCTCTGCGTTTCAGCAATGTTTATGGTCCTGAATCCGTTTACAAGGGAAGCGTTGTATCGAAGTTTATCAGACAGGCACTGGACGGTAAAGTTTTCGAGATATATGGAGACGGGACCCAGACGAGGGATTTTATTTATGTTGACGATCTTGTCAACGCCATATTCAGGTCATCTGAAAGAGGAAGCGGTGTGTACCAGATTGCGACAAATATCGAAACCAGCATTTTTGACCTTATCAGAAAACTTTTAATGGTGCTCTCTGACGTTGGATACAAGAACATTACCATATGCAGGACAGATCCGAGGGTAGGAGATGTCCGCAGAAATTTTGCATATATAAAAAAGGCACATAACGAACTTGGATGGAGACCTGAAGTCACACTTGATGACGGACTTAGGATGACGGTCGATTGGTTTTTAAATGGGTGAATCTGAACATCGCAGAACGCTGGTCGATTTCTTGAAAGACAGAAAGCACGAGACTATAGCGGAAATTGGCGTATGGAAAGGTGTCATGGCCAAGCATCTTCTAGAAAATTTGCCTGGGATCAGACAATATTATTGCGTTGATTGCTGGGAACTGTATCCCGATTTCAAAGCTATATTAAGAGAAAAGAGCCAGTACAGCCAGCTTAATTACAATGATGTGTATGAGATGTATCTTGAGGCAGTATCAGCGTATAGCGATAAAATTACGACTTTAAGGATGTACAGCGAGGAAGCTGTCAAACATGTCCCTGACAGGAGTCTGGATTTCGCATTTATCGATGCTAACCATGCTTATAAATATGTAAAACAGGATATAATCCTCTGGCTGCCGAAAGTAAAACATGGGGGAATATTGTCAGGTCATGACTATAAAATAAAAAGGTTTGGGGTCAAAAGGGCTGTTGACGAATTCTTTCAGGCGGTGAGTTTACTGCCGAACTTTGTGTGGTGGGTTGATGTCTAGAATAATAGTTTTTGGAGGAGACGGATTCTGTGGCTGGCCTATATCGTTAAGACTCAGCAGTCTGGGATATGATGTCACGATTGTTGATGACCTGAGCCGCAGGGTAATTGATGTGAAACTTGGATGCGAAAGTCTAACACCAATCAAGCCTGCTGACTATAGGGTGCTCAAATGGCGTCAGCTTACAGGCAATACCCTTGGCATCAGGCAGTTCGATATTTCAAGGGATTATGAAGCACTTGTAAAAACGATAGATCACCTTCGCCCAATGGCGGTTGTGCATCTGGCAGAACAGAGGGCAGCTCCGTATTCGATGAAGGGGCCTTACGAAAAACGCTATACGGTAAACAATAACATATCTGCGACCAACAACCTGTTGGTTGCGATATCTGACCTTGGAATCGACACGCATGTCGTCCACATTGGATGTTATGATGACCAGACTGAAATATTCACAGATTCAGGATGGAAGTTATTTAAAGATCTTAAAGACGAAGATAAAGTGGCTACAAGAACTGAGTATGAAAGAACATTAGTATTTAAAAAACCTAAATCTATACATGAGTTTAATTATAATGGACAAATGTATAGAGTCAAAAATAACAGATTAGATTTGTCTGTTACTCCAGATCATAGAATGTTCAATGTAAAGCGTAGCAATACTGACTATAAAGAACTTAGAATGGAAATTGCCAAAGATGCATATGCCAAACGAAGAGTTTATGACATTGGATTTGAGTGGAATGGTG